GATATGAAACAAGTGATGGAACAGGAATAATAGTTGGAAATGTATTTAGTTTAACTACTGGAGATAAAGTAATTCTATCAGATAAAGGAGGAAGATATTCTATAAACAAAAAATAATGAATGAACAAGAAGAACATGCGTGGGTAATAGACAAGCAAAATGAGGTAATGGGTATTATGGAGGATAAAATGAAGTTTATATCAGGCAAAAGAGATGAAGAAAGAGAAATACTACTAAATATACTAGTAACACTAAGCGAATATGAATCAGATTTAACACTTGTAACAAGTACAGTAAAATTTAATATTAATAATATAATAACTAATCTTAAAAAATAAATGGCAGATCAAATTTCTATCAATAAAAAAACAACTATAAGCTTTGGTGTCGTACTAATAATAATATCATTTGCATTTTCTGCCGGAGCACTATATATGAAAATACAAGGACTAGAAGATAATTTTAATATAAAAATTGCTAATATAGAAGAAAAAATAGATATTCTTAATAGTTATTTTCAACCCAATATAATAACTTTAAAACCAAATAATAATTTACTTTAATAACTAATAAAATATGTTTAATTACAACAAACTAAAATCATCGGCTATAATTATGCTACTAGGTATATTACTTGTTACTGTACCAACAATGTCTAATAATTTAATAGATATAATAAGAAATGGAGCTGAATTTGATTGGATAACTCCAACAACATTTGCAATTGGTGCTTTTAGTACTTGGATCGTTGCAACTATTCGTAACTATATAAACAATAAATAATGTACACAACAATAAACATCGTTAGGCAACTTTCAGGGTTAACTGATAGTACAAACATTCTAGACTCAGTTGTTCAAGATAAAATTGGAATAGCTGGAGGAATGTTTGAAAGTGCAATACATAATAGATATATATTACCTTTCAATTATAGAATACAAAACACTATAACGTTTAGTGGAACTGGAACTGGAACTGGAACTTTAACAGTCGTAGTAAATGGAACTGATTATGATGTTGCTATTACTACTGATATGACTTCGGCGCAAGTTGCAGATGCATTCAAAGTTAGTGCAATTGATTCTACAGATTTTGTAACAGTATTAAGTAGTGAAAGAGATGAACAATCGACTAAGGTAATTATAATAAGTAAAACAAATTCAAGTTCTTTAGCTGTTGCAAATGCAGAAGTAAATATAACAAGTGCTGGAGGAACTGTTGAAGGAATTACTGGAGTGGCTGATATAAGATCCGATAGATATACAGCATTTATTAGTCAAATTGTTTCTGAGATTGCTGCATCATTATTACTTACTGATAGTTATGGTGTTGAAGCTGAAGATACTCCAAAAGATGGTACAGAAAGATTGGAACGTGTTAATCAATTATTATTACAATTGCAAGGAGATGTAGAAGATTTACCTATATTAAAATTAATTGATGAGGTAAGTAAAACAGAATTTCCACTTTCTGATAGAGAAAATCCAAATTTCTATCCTAATAATACTAGTGAAACAGATACAGATAATCCTACAAATTCTAAAATAACAAATAATGAAAAATTCTAATGAAAATGTCTTTAACAGTTGACGATAAAAAGGCTAAGAAAATGATTGAAGGAGTTATTAAAGGAATTAAAGACCCTACTCCAGCTTTAAAACAAATAGAGAAATATCAATTTAAACAAATAGACGAAGCATTTAAAACTGCAGGTAAAAATATAGCAGGCACATGGAAGAAATTATCACCAAATTATTTAAAATCAAAAATACGTTCAGGATTTCTCACTCCAATATTAGTTAGAACAGGAGATATGAGAAAATCAAATGTAAGAAAAAAATTAAACAGAAAAGGATTAGAAATAAAAAACAAAAAAGATTATTTTAAAGATCATCAAGTTGGAGGTAAATTACCAAGAAGACAAGTGTACGGACACTCTAAAGTTATGATAAAGAGAGCATTAACAATATTTCAAGATTATTTAATTAAACTAGCAAAAAATGGATGATGTAATAATGGCAATCAGAACATTAATAAATGCAGGAGATACTGGCAATGTATATAAAAAGATATTCTATGGAGAGAATAAAGTGCCAAATAGTTCTATATTTCCATTCGTAGAAGTTATACCAGCTAATACATTAGTTGAAAATAAAACAACTTGTGGAGGAATAGAATCAACATTCGATATAATAATAAATATAAAAGATACTTTAAAAAGTCATATAACAACAAATACAGACAAAGAGATACTAAGCGCTATGAGAGATATGGTAAAGAAAATGGAAGAAAGAGATTCAGATGGAACACCATTATCTACAACTATATTAGGAATATTATCAGGTAATTTAAAATTAAGTAGTTCAGTAAATATTAACGGAGATTGGAATATAGTATATGATGAAACAGAATTTAACGGAAGTTGGATAACAATTGGATCAATAACATTCACAGCTACATTACTCACCCCTTAACCCCCATTCAAAATGGAAAAAAATTATGAAATTATTAAGACTAAAGACAAAAACGGCAAAGTTATTAGAGCCGAAGTTAAAATGCTTAATAATAAAAAACTCAAAACACCAAATAAGTAATATTTATTTAATTAACTAAATTATGACAAATTTTAGCCCATACGCAAATTTTGGTTATATCTCAATAATTAAGGAATCTGTTGCTGGAACTCCAGTAACTCCAACTCAATTTTTAAGAATAACATCTGAAAGCGTAGTACCAAACTTTCTAATTTCTCCTGTTCAAGAGATTGCAGGAAGTCGAGAACGTAACATTCGATCAATACCAGATAAAGTAGAAATTTCTGGAGATGTTGAATTTTATGTAGAACCAAAAATGATTGGACACTTTTTAAGAGGATTGTTTGGATCTCCTACAACTCAAATATTAACTGCTTCAACAGCATTTAGACATACATTTGAGGTTACAGATTCACCGATGACTTATTCTATTGATATTGCTCCTGCTGACGCACCTTGGGTACACAGATATTACGGAGTACAAATTACAAAGATTGCACTAGAAGATAGTGACAATAAAATAAAATGTACTGCTACATTATCTCCAAGAAAAGCTTTTATAACAGCTAGAGCAACTACTGCTAAAACATCAGGAACAAGTTTGCTAGTTGATCAAACTTTAGGACTTGTGGTTGGAGATACAGTATTAGTTTTAACAAATGAAGATGGAGTAACAATTGAAGAAGAACACATAATTGCTGCAATTCCATCTGATACAGAAATAACAACTACTGTCGCTATTTCTGCTGTTGATGAAAATGATTTAATTGTTATTAAGAAAACAGCAACTAGTTATGATCAAGATCCAGTATTTACATGGCTTGGAGGATCTCAAGTTTATACAGGAGATGATATTGACAATACTGCTATATCTTGTAAAGAAACATTTAGTTTAGAATATGGAAATGAAACAGAGCCAAGATTTTGTTCTGGAAAAGAAGAATCTGCTCGTTACCCATCAGATATAATTACAAAAGGTTATACTGTTTCTGGAATGTTATCAAAATTCTATAATAGTGAATCTAACCTTGATAAACTTCGTAAAAATATTAAGTTGGCAGTTAGATTACTTTTCCAAGGAGAAACTGCTTTAGAAGCAAATGCTTTAGCACAAGCTAAAACATTTTGGGGAACTGGAAATGGATTTTATGTAGAAGCAACTACTGGAGGAAAAGCTGGTAATGATATTAATGTAACTGTAAAAGTTGCTGATGATGATACACTTGCCGCAAGTATTTCAGGTAATAATGTTCTGATTGCTTTAGCTAACTCAACTTCTTCAAACAATACTGGAACTCTTATTGCTGCCGCAGTAAATGCTCTTACTGGAGTTGATTCTGTTGCAGAGGGAACTGGAGCTGAAGAATTTACTGTTGCTGTTGATAATCAAAACTTAGGAGATACAATTTCTGGATCAACTGCTTCAGTAGTTGGTAGAGATGCTAGTGAAAAACCTTATATGCAATGTGATTTTGCTGCAGGAAAAATGGACTCATACTTTCCAAGTGCGAGTGAAGATGATATTTTACAAGAAGAAATTCCTTTCACTTTTTATAAAGATGTAGAAAGTGGGGATCAATCAAAAAAATGGAGTAGCAAGGTAAGACTTGTTAATTCTGTATCCTCTTATTAAGAGGTTAGGGGGCAGGAATGGTTTGGTGTATCCACCTGTCCCCTATCAAAACACCTTTTATATTTTAAACTCAAAACACTATGAGTGACTTCGTATCAAACAAGCTTAAACAAATTGATTTAGGCAATGAAAAATGGATTAAAATACCTGAAGAAATATCTTTTGGGCAAGTACAAAATTTTACATCTGGAGAAAAAGATGAATCTACAATGGCTCTGAAAGCAATGGTTACTTTCATAAAAGAATGGAATTTAAAAGATGGAGATGATATTGCTGAATTAAATGAAGAAAATATCAAGAGATTAAAAATAGAAGATGTAAATATTATTAGTGAAGCTATCACTGGTATGATACAAACTGTAGATAAAAAAAAAGAGGACAGCAACTCGGGAAAGCAATAAAAGGTAAGGCAAAAGACGATGTGTGGATTGATTATCTAATGAGTGAGAAATTTGGACTTGATTGGAAAAAATATGAACTTAATAGGATTAGCGATTTCTTACTCATAATGCACGTTAAAAATGAAATAGAAGTAAAACAATCTAAACAACAATCTCATGGCAGGAGTAACTACTGATCTAACGTTAAAAACAAAGGTAACAGGAGCAAGTCAATCTTCTTCTGAAATTAAAAAGCTTGAATCATCAGTTGGAAAGCTTAATAGAAAAATGGAGAGTGCAGCAGGTGCTTCAAAAAAGTTTGCTTTAGGTCTTCTTGCGGTTGGAACTGGTATTGGTCTTCTTGCTAAAAAGATGCTTGATAGAGCTGGAGAATATGAGCAACAAGAAATTGCTTTTACAACTATGCTCGGAAGCGCTGAAGCTGCACAAAAGATGCTTAAAGAACTTGCTGATTTTGCCGCAAGAACTCCATTTGAATTGAGAGGAGTAAGAACAACCGCTAAACAGTTGCTTGGTATGGGTATTGAGAGTGACAAGATTATT